CATAAGTTAGACAAAAAGACTCGTGATAAACATTTCCCTGAACACAATGGTGGTAAGGGTAGTCATGCTAGAAAGTCTACAGTAGAAAGTAGGGAAGTATACAAGTCTAATTACGACGCTATTGATTGGTCGTGTTCGCCATCTTCTTCTGGTAAAAGTTATATTAAGTCGGGAAATTAAATGCAGATTGAATACAACTTAATGGCCCAAGGCCAAGTTCTTCAAGATTTTAACGATTGTCGAGAAAGAAACTCTTTCATTATGGGGCCTCTAGGTTCTGGTAAGACTGTTCAGTGTATTCTAAAATTATTTGATTTGATGTGTGAGCAAGAGCCTGTCCAAGACAAGCAACATAAGAACTATGGTGTACGCTTATCTCGTATCATTGCCGCTCGTAACACTTATTCCGAACTGTTCTCTACTACGATTAAAGATTGGCTAGAGATACACGGTGAACTAGGTGACTTTAAACAAGGTAACAAAGAGCCTCCTACCCACTTTATACGCTTTAAGCTAGAAGATGGTACTAGGGTAGAGTGTGACATTGTATTCATTGCCTTTGACCGCCCTGAACACGTTAAGAAAGCGCGTGGTATCCAGACTACATGGGTATGGTTAAACGAGACTAAAGAGCATTCTAAAGCTGTCCTTGATATGCTTGATCTACGTCATGGTCGCTATCCGTCTAACAAGGAAGGTGCGCGTCCTACACACCATGGAATGATAGGCGATAGTAATGCTCCTGATGAAGACCATTGGTACTTTAAACTAGCTGAGATAGAACGTCCCGAAGATTGGGCTTTCTACCGTCAAGCTGGTGGTGTGATCAAAGACGGTGAGAACTGGTTAATAAACGACAAAGCAGAGAATCTTTTTAATCTACCAGAAGGTTATTACCGTAGGGGCTTACAAGGAAAGACTGATGATTGGATTAAGGTTAATTTAGCGAATGAATACGGATTTGTGTCTAACGGTAAACCTGTTCATCCTATGTATACCGATTCTGTCCACTGTCAACACTTGGAATTTAAGCCCTCTAAAGATACTCCTATTGTACTTGGCTTTGACTTTGGACGAACCCCTGCGTGTGCCTTCCTACAACGTACCTCGATTGGACGTTGGGTATGCTTTGACGAAGTAGTGTTGACTGATTCTGGTGCTGTAGACTTTGCGCCTAGTCTTAAACGATACATTGAAGATATGTACCCTGACCACACGTTTAAAGGATGGGGTGATCCCTCTGGTAACAACAAGAACCAATCTAACTCTGAGACTCCATTCCAAATTATGCGAGCCGCTGGCATTCCCTGTCACCCTACAGTGTCTAACGACCCTATGAAGCGTAGAGCCGCATTAGAAGTTCCTATGAAAGAAATGTGTATGGACGGTAAGCCTAGATTTATTGTCTTGCCTAAAGCTTCTATGATCCGTAAAGGTCTACAAGGTGGTTTCTGTTATCGTCGCGTACAAACTTCTGGAGAAAGATATACTGATGAACCAGATAAAAATGAATATTCTCACCCAGTAGAAGCATTGGAATATGCTTTACAAGGAGAGGGAGAGGGTCGGTCTGCATTAGCTCGCGCTGGTGGATTTGATAAGATTCACACAGCAAAGGTTAAGGTTAATGTCTTCTAAAGTTTATGTTGTCTTTGAAAACGATGGTGGTAGATGGTGGTCTTTTTTGCTTAAAAAGGGAATTAGGCACTGTTATTTGATAAAACCTACACCAAACGACTACATTGTGTACGGAAAAAGTGCAAAAGGGTTTGATTTGTTTACGATTAAAGACGAAAAGAGTATAATTGACGACATATTTTTAATAAAAAGCTATATTCCTAAACAATGTAATCGCTCGTTATTTATGCTAAATACTTGTGTAGGCCATACTAAGCAGATATTAGGAATTAACAATCCTTTTATCTTAACCCCATATCAATTATTAAAACATCTGAGGAAATTATGAAGCGACCTAAGGCCCCCGAACCAACTGCACAAGAAATAGCTGGCGTAGAGCGTCAATCGCGTATGCTTGATGAAGAAACAGAACAACTAGAAAAGAGATTAAAAGCTCAAGCTAGAGGAAAGCTAGGGTCTAAATCATTGCTTGCTAAGTCTAGTAAAGGAGCATCTGGAAAATCTGGTGTTTCAGCTAAAAGCATGATGGGCGGTGGCTCTAGTGGCTCTAGTGGTGCTGGCGGTGGTGGTAGTGGTATGAGTGGTGGCGGTACTTATGGTGGCTCAAACTTTAACAGGAAATAGGCGACAATATGAAACTGCCAAAAGAACTAGGCTCGCTACAAGATTTAAAAACGAGAGAAAAACAAGCATTTCAGAAGATGGCTTTATGGCACGATCTTCTTGATGACTGCTATGAGTATTTCCTGCCCAACAGAAATTTATTTGATGACTTTGCTACTGGTCAGAAAAAGATGGACAGGATATTTGACTCTACTGCTGTCGAAGCTATCCAACAAGGCGCAAGCAAACTACAAGAGAACATTGCTCCTATCTGGGGTAACTGGGCTACCTTTGCACCGTCTGTAAGTGTTCTTAACATGCTAGAGTCTGGTGACTACGATGTATCAGAAGAAGAGATTAGAGCTAACCTAGAACAGCAAGCAACGATTGTTTTTGATTACATTAACCGTTCTAACTTTGGCACACAGTTCTTTGAACATGCCCTAGACCTTTTGATTGGTACAGGTACGTTAAGAATTGATGAAGATGAAAATGAAGATATGCCGATCATCTTTAATGCTATTCCGCAGAAAGGTATTGCGTTTGAGGAAGGGCCGCATGGTTCTATTGAAACTCATTGGCGTAGATTCACCGTTAAAGCTCGTAACCTAAAGCGAATGTGGAAAGGCTTTAAACCCTCTGAAAGCATTAAGGCCAAGATAGAGACTCAACCTGATGCCGAAATAGAAGTTAGTGAAGGCGTTGTTTATATGCCTAAGTCTAAGACTTACTACGGTTGCGTATGGGTAACTAGCGAAGATAGAATTAGCTGGACTCAAGATTTTGGAGCTTCTAGCCCATGGGTAACTGGTCGTTACTCTAAAGTAGCTGGTGAGATTCGTGGTCGTGGCCCTGCTGTTCAAGCATTACCTGATGTTCGATCGCTAAACAAAGTTAAAGAGTTTGTACTGCAGAAAGCCGCTATTGACTTGTCTGGTATGTACACTGCAACCGATGATGGTGTAACTAACCCCTACAATATAGTTATAAGTCCGGGCGTTGTTATTCCAGTTGGTTCTAACAACTCGTCTAATCCGTCTATCCAGCGTTTAGACACTGGCACTAACTTGCAATTAGCGCAATTTGAGATGAATGAGTTACAAAATTCTATTAAACGTGCTTTGTTTAACGACTTGCGTGATCCTACTGGCCCTGTTCGCTCCGCTACTGAGATTGCTATTGACTCAAGAGAACTAGCCAAGCGTATAGGTTCTGCCTTTGGGCGATTACAGACAGAAGTTCTTGTTCCTATTCTCAAGCGTGTTGTTTATATCCTGACTCGTCGCGGATTGCTACAGCCTATCCAGTTAGATGGTCGTGACATTGAGATTAAATTCTTGTCACCTTTGGCAAAAGCGCAAGATGGTGAAGATATTATTAACGTCCAGCAAGCCGTTCAGTTTGTATTGCAAAATGCTGGCCCAGATCAGGCTAAGATTGGCTTTAAGCTAGAGGACTTTGGTACGTGGGTAGCTGGCAAGACAGGTATGCCAGCCGAGTTAGTCCGTTCTAAGACAGAGAAAGATCAGATTATTCAGGCTGGTGCTGAGGCGGCACAACAAGGTATTCCGACTTCACAAGCTCCGGTGCAAGCTCAATGAGTTGGTCAGAAATTAACCAATCTGCTGACCCTGATGTGGCTAAGAAACAAGCTGATGTACGCAAGCAAAATGTGGTTGACTTAGCTAAGTCTTACCATAGGGTCTTTACAACTGATGACGGACAGCGTATCTTGTCTGACTTAACCAAAAGGTTTGTATATGAAAATGATACTTCCTTTGGTTCAGAGAACATTGATTATGAGGCCGCGTACCATAATGGGGAAGCTGGAGTAATTAAGTTTGTAATTAACCAAATGAAACATTCTGAAATATTATAGGATTAAATTATGTTAGATGAACAGGCCGCACAAGAAACGTCAAAAAGCGATACCCTGCTAGATCAAGCACAACCAACATTAGAAGCTGGAGAATACTTTTTAAGTGAGGGCATTAAAGGCTCAGGTGACGCACCAGAGTGGTACAATAGCGAAAAGTATAAGTCTGTAGCTGACCAAGCTAAAGGTTATTCAGAACTAGAAAAAAGGTTTGGTGGATTTAAAGGCGCACCCAAAGATGGATATTCACCCCCCGAAGGTGTTGAATCAGACGATGCTCTATACCAAGAGCTAGAAGCGTTTGCTACTAAGACTAATATGAACGGTGATGCTTTCCAAGAAGCGTGGGAACTACTGTCTACACAAGGTGAAGTAGCCGAAGAATACAACCAAGAAGTTGAGTTAGAAAAGCTAGGCGACAATGCTCAAGAGCGCATTAAGACTGTTGAAGGGTTTATGAAGAACAACCTAGATGCGGATACTTACGAGCAAGCCAGAGGATTGGTTACTAATGCCGATACTATTGAACTTGTCGAGCTACTTGTTAGAGCTACCGCTCCGACTAAACTACCAAGTGAAGGTGGTC